TTGTCGAGGCGAGCGACATACCTCTGACCAACGCCACCTTGAGCAACACCATCACGCTCCCAAGGGATGATGGTCACAAAGGCAGAGTTCCCCTCAATCTCATCAACGCGAACAATCGCGCCAAAGTTCTCAATGATGTCACCAACCTTAATGTTGGTCTTGTAGTTGGGTTTGAGTTTCATATCGGTATTCATAATTCAATTCATTTCTTAGCTGATACCAGACCAACGAACCCGGCTGAAGTCACCAGCGAAGATGTTCCCGCGAGAGAAATTAGTGGCGGGAGCCTTCCATGAAGCTGCCTTGAGAATGTCACCCTTGGCAAATCCCTTCTTGGGGTTGTCCTTCTTGGCAACAAACCCAACCACACTCCTCTGATTCCCAGAGTCAACGAAAACCTTGTCGTAGTTGCGACCAGAATCGTCAAGGTGGAAGGTGTATCCAAGGCGAATTCCAGAAGGGCGATTGGCATCCTGCTTGTCCCAATCGTTTCGAATGTGGGAGAGGAGGTTGTTCAGTGCTTTTTCGTAGCTCATAGTGTTCTTTCTCATTACGTAGATCATACTAGACCATTTCTGGATTCCCGTCAACCCCTCAGAGCACTTTTTTTCACTTTTTTTACGTTACCGTTAAAGGTGTTGGTAATCAACGACTTACGAAAGAAGAAAAGTCCCCCTATGACGAAAAGCAGGCAAAATCAGGTGTTCAGAAGGGCATAGTCGATTGCTCTTTGTGCCTCTTTCTCCCAAGCACGACCAGAATCACGATACCAATTGCCAGTGCAAAGGTCCAATTCCTTGCAGAGAGAGACAACTTCCTGATTTTGAATGCGATACCCAGAACGAATTGCATTCACGGCAATGGAAACCATGAGAGAATACATCTTGGAATACCATCCAGCAGAGAGACACTTGTATTCATCCACGATCTTACGATTCACGAAAGGGCAATCCCATAGACCAGTCCACCGTGGCTGAGTGACATTCAATCCCTCCCATCGACTTTTTGCAATTTGAATTTGAACTTCTTCTGGAAGACTGCCACCTAGAGTAGTGCTCATGACTGGTGATTGGTAAGGGTGTTTTCGCATCAAGGCAAATGGATTCAAGTAGTCACCAGTGTGAGTGAAGATGAAGTTGTGTGCATCAGGATACTGAGCAGGGACAAAATACATTCGACTCAGGTCTTTGGTTTGCTTGTCACCAAGTGTTTCAAATTCAGTATTCATGGCATACCAGAAGTGACGAATCTTGTCAGCACTCACTGAACCATTGAAGGGAAGCACCACACGAAACTTTGGGTGCTCCTTGGTTGACGATGCAGTAGAGTAACACACATAGTAGTAATTACGAAAGACTTCCAGTGCATTCTCAAAGGAACCTTCATAATCATCAACATCAAGTGCTGCCCATCCATTCCATGAAACCACATTGTTGTTTGCCCTAGTGGTTCCGGGTTTGTATGAAGAGGGAGATATCAAAGGTGAACCAAGTTTTCTTTCACTCTTCTTTGGTTTGTATCCCGGTTGCTTACTCAGGTCATACAACAACTTCTCCATGCCATCGAATGAAGAGAACTTCATTGAACGATGAGTCTTGTTGTCAAAGACGCTTTGAAACAGTGTGAGTGAAGTCATTTCAACTATTATAGCATTACACAAAGAAGTCTTCAAGTGTCATGACTGCTTCTGGTTTCCAATCAATGGCATCCAGAATGAACTTCAGTGGATCGAGGAACGTCTTTTCAAACTGAAGGTCATAGTTTATGTATTTCGAAAGACCAAGTTCATTCGGCAACTTGGTTGGAAACGCAATGACATTTTCACGAATCGGATTGGGAATATGAAGATGCACAAACCGAATCTTGTCGCCGCTCTGAATCAGTTCGTAGTTTGTCTGTAGACCACTCTTTGTGAGATGGTGGTTGTATAGCAGACAACCACGAACATGCATTGGAGTTCCCTTAGTGTAGATAGTATCCCGGTCAGCAAAAGACCTGATGTCAGAAACTCCACGGGGAAACGAAATCTGCTCTGGTGTAAGTTTAAGAAACTTCTTTTTGAATTTAGCAATCGCTTCCTGAGTTGTCTTCTCATCAGTGGTCAGGATAATCTTGAACATCTCCTTCATCGCTTCCCGGCAGACTTGAGGTGTTGAAGACTTGACTGCCTCGATACCCATGATCTTCAGTTTGGGTTTGGCATACTGAACACCCTCGCTGTTGTGAACATTCAGGATGTATCGTTTCTTGGCAGTCCAGATACCACGGTCAGCAATCACTTCTCGCGCCATGACCATACGATTCTTGTATGAGTTCATGGTAACTGCAAAACGATCAAATGCTTTCTTCAGGACAGGTTCGATTGCAGTTGAACCAAATTCATCAAGGAAGGCAACGGGGTCTTTTGGTTTTGCTTTTTGAATAACATCGTTGACACCCACATAAACAGAGTCAGTGTCAATCGCAATCACACGATCTTTGTTATCGCCAAGTGCTTTGTTAAGGTACGCATTCAGTTCTTTCTCTGCATACCGAATCACAGACTGACCAGTCAGAGTCACCCCTTCAGCAATACGCAAGTCAAAGTATCGAAACCATATATTGCCCATTGCACCATACAAGGAGTTGAGTAGAATCTTCACTGCCATCTGCTCAGTCTCACAACGAGCAATCTCTCTTTCAATCGATGGACTTGTCCCCTCTCGTTCCATGCGTTGTTGTGCCTTGAGCATTTGCTGTTTGATCATGACACGCTTGTCATACAACTCCTGAATGATTTCAGGAATGATACCCTGCTTGTCCTTACGATAACATGAACCATTTGCAGCAACCGAAACGTCATCTTCAGTAAGGCAACCATCTGCCTCAAGCACCTTATCAGGATTCAGACCATTGATACGAGTATGAGGTATCAAAGTCTCTGGTGACATATTGCATTGAATGATGATGTTGGGATACAGAGAGTTCAAGTCAAAGGACATAACCCAATCATGAAGACCAATATGTGGTTCCTTGACATACCCACCAGTGAATCCCGTCCGGTGATGCTTCTTGCTTGGGGGAACTGCAATCTTTTTCTGAGCAAGACGACGAAAGATGATAGAGTCCCAGATACCCACGGTCCCAAGTGTGTCGCTATAGTTTACGCCCCCAAGGTATGCCATTGTCAGAACCAGATTGATAAGACCAACCTTGTCTTCCATCTTCTCAATCAATTCAACGTCCACGATGTTGTAGTCAACGAAACGCTGAAAGTCTTGCTCATAGAGTTTCTTAAGTGAACCCAAGTCAGTGTAGTCTACCTTCTTTGTCCCAAGCACAACATTGGCAATGTGGTCAAGCTTGTATGATTCTTGATTGCCATACTTGTAACCAAACTTCTTGAACAGGTCTAGGTAGTCAAGACTTTCGATACCCTTGATGTCAAACACCTGTTGCTTTCTACCCATCATCTCAACCTCCTTCCCATAGACATTCTTCCAAGGTGATAGACGATTCGCTTCCTTCTCACCAAGGACTCTCTTGATGCGATTTACAATGTAAGGGATGTCAAAGAATCGAGTGTTCCATCCACTAATAACATCAGGGATATGGTCTTCATCTTCCCACCAAGACAGGAATGCCTGTAACATCTCAATCTCATTACGATACTCGTAATACTCAATCTTCAATCCAGTGGTGGTGACAGATGGATCGTAACTCTTTCCAAATGACCAGACACGATAGATGCTTTCCCGACTGGACTTGAAGGCAATTGTAAGAATCTCTTGGTCTGCAATGTTTGGATGTGGAAACCCATTGTCATAAGCAGTCTCAATGTCAACATAGGCAACATCCACATTACGAGGTTCAAATTCAATCTTACCGGGAAAGCGAGACTGAATGAATGAAGATACAAAACGGTCAGAACCATGAATCGTGTAACCGGGAACGTCCTTGTATGTCTTCAGAAAGCTTTCGGCATCGCGCATGTTGGAAAACGGAACACCCTCTACTGGAGTCCCGTCCAGTGATTTCCAAATTGAATTTGCATTTTTGGATTCAGTGTAAAGTGTCGGTTTGTATTTGACGCGCTCCTTGATTCGCTTACCTTGGTTGTCATATCCACGATAAATCATGG